GTGGATTTATTTATTATGAAATGCCACGCGAAAACACCTCCAGCGAGCTTTTAGACCTAATTCAGCCAAAAAACAGAAAGGCCAGCACAATGCCGGACAATCAAGACAAACTCCAAGTGATTACCGTCAAACTTGGGCAAATTCACAACGACCCAAACAACGCCAGAAAACACGATGACAGGAACATTGAAGCCATTATGGAGAGCCTTGCAAAGTTTGGACAACGCAAGCCGATCGTTATTACGCACGACAAAACAGTGATCGCAGGCAACGGCACAGTAGAGGCCGCCCGCCGGCTGGGATGGCTGACTATTGCGGCCGCACGTACACCAGCGGACTGGTCAGAAGCAACAATCAAGGCCTACGCGCTTACAGACAACCGGACCGCTGAACTTGCGACATGGGAGCAGAGCAAATTGTCTGCACAACTTAGCGATCTTGACCTCGCCGGCTGGGATATTCACGCTCTCGGATTTGACCTTAAAGACATGGACGGCAACCAAGAAACGGTTGAAGTTGATCCGGGACCACCACCGGCAAAAGCAAAGACGCGCAAAGGGCAAGTCTGGCAATTAGGAAACCACAGGCTTATGGTCGGCGACGCCACCAACGGCGACGATTACAAAAAGTTGATGAACGGCCAGACAGCACAGCTCGTGATCACAGATCCGCCATACAACGTGGCTTATGTGGGCGGCACCGTAGACAAACTAACCATTGACAATGACGCAATGAGTGAACAGGACTTTGATGCGTTCCTTCTGGCGGCCTTTTGCAACATTTACAACAGCATCGAAGCAGGAGCGCCCATCTACGTATTCCACGCAGACAGCAACGGAAATGCCTTTAGGCGGCAGTTCAACGATTCTGGCTTTTTATTGAAACAGGTCCTGATCTGGGTAAAAAACACATTTGTAATGGGACGCCAAGATTACCACTGGCAACACGAGCCGATCCTGTACGGATGGAAACCGGGCGCGGCACATAGGTGGTTTGGAGCCCGCACAAAGGCAACGGTCCTAGACGACGAAGTCCCCCTCGAGCAATTAAAGAAAAACGAACTTCTACGAATCTTAGAAGAAGCCCGTTATTCAAGCACAGTCGTCAGGGAAGACAAACCACACCGAAACGGAGAACACCCTACGATGAAGCCGATCCGCTTGATTGCCAGATTGATGGCCAATAGCAGTGAACAAACAAACATCATTCTGGATCCATTCGGGGGAAGCGGATCCACACTTATAACCGCCGAACAACTCAACCGAACCTGCTACACAATGGAAATGGATCCAATCTATGCCGACGTCATTATCACCCGCTGGGAAAAATACACCAAGAAAAAAGCAAGCCTCTGTCAAGCAACCAGCGAGGCCAGCAGTACCTCCTGACATTGCCGCGCTCTGTCCAGAGGCCCGAAGGATTTATGACGACCTTGCAGAACGATGCGACATCAAGACCGCCGGCCACAGCATCGCTGAGTTGGTAGCCATGACCGCATACGCCGCCCACCTTTACTACGAAGCAAAACGCCAGATCGAAACAACCGGCCTGTTAGTTCGTGGCTTTAGAAACCCAATCGTCAACCCACTAATCAAAGTGACACAAGAGCAGTCCGAAATTTACCTAAAGCTCCTAGACAAACTAAAAGAAGAAGCAGAAACAACTAATGACCCACTCGAGCAACTCATTAAACAGATCCAGTCCGAGGTGGGCAACGAAAAGAAACAAACGTCGTCGAAGCAGAGGTGACGAAGTGGCGGCCATAGCAAAACGGCTTGGCACACCACTGATGCCATGGCAAAAAATGGTTGCTGACGTGGCATTGGAAATGAACACAGACGGGAATCCTGTCTACCGTGAACTTAACGTCCTAGTTCCACGTCAATGCGGCAAGACCAGCCTGATGTTGGCCATGGAACTTCACCGCGCTCTTCTTTGGGGATCCCCACAGACCATCGGTTACACGGCTCAAACAGGATGGGACGCTAGGCGCAAACTGGTCGACGATCAGGTGCCGCTGATAGAGAACAGCGAACTTGCCGCCACAGTCAAACGAATCTATCGCGGAGCAGGAATGGAGTCTGTCCATTTCAAGAACGCCAGCCGCATTGACGTTATGCCGTCCACGCCAACAGCCGGACACGGACGGGTCATCTCGTTAGGCGTCATTGACGAAGCATTCAGCGACGAAGACGATAGGCGCGAGGGCGCACTGCTACCAGCGATGGCCACAAAACGAGATGCGCAGTTGTTTGTCATTTCAACTGCAGGAACACAGTCCTCGCTGTACCTCAAACGAAAGGTCGAACAGGGCCGGGCAATGGTTGACGCAGGCATCGATGAAGGCGTCGCTTACTTTGAATTTAGCGCCCACGAAGACGAAGACATTGACGATCCGAACGTTTGGTGGAAAACCATCCCCGCACTAGGCCACACCATCGACGAACGAGTAGTGGCACACGCAAGGAGCACAATGACGGAAGGTGAATTTAGAAGGGCCATGCTCTGTCAATGGACCGTCCTTGACGATGCAGCCATTCCCGCTAAATACGTCCAACGAGTCCTAGACGACAAGACCGCACCATCAGGTCGTCTCACGTTCGGCATAGACGTCGCCATGGATAGATCTTGGGCATCAATATGTGTCGCCGACGAAACCGGACGCGTCGAGCTCATTGAGCACCGCGAAAGTGTCTCGTGGGTAGTAGATCGCATCTTGAAACTGTGGCGCGAACACAAAGGATCCATAGTTGTCGACGGCTACTCCCCAGCGAATAGCCTCGTTGATCGATTAGAAAGCGGCGGTGTGCCAGTTACGCGCTACACACTGCGAGACATGACTGCAGCCTGCGGCATTTTCTACGATGCAGTTCTAGACGACGCAATCAGGATCAGACCGCACACTTCACTAATATCAGCAATTGAGTCTGCTAAAAGAAAACAAATGGCATCAGGATGGCTTTGGTCACGCACAGTAGACGCCGCAGACTTGACGCCACTCTTCGCTGCCACTCTCGCCTATCATCACGCCACCAACAGAACAACACCCGAAACCTCAAGGAGTCGTATCTACTAATGAAACACCTACCCACTATCCTCCAAGCTTTAGGGACTATCATTGTCGCCATGGCTCTCACGCTCGTATCTCCGCCCCTCGGCCTCGGCTTCGCCGGAGTCGCGCTTGTTATCTTCGGCATTGCCGCCGAGAGGTCATAGTGCTCAACCGTCTCCTCACAAAACAATCAGAGAAGCGCGGCGCATACGTTGACAGCCAAGGCCGAATCTCTCGGACCATTCTCGACACCTACGCGGGCGTCCCCGTAGACACCGAGACGACCTTGTCGGTCCCGGCGATCTGGCGAGCGACGACAATGATCTCGGACTCGATCGGAGTCTTGCCGTTGTACGCATACCGAAACAATCAAAAGGTCGACCCGACGCCTCGGCTCCTCGAGCGTCCGAACCCACTCGAGACCCGAGTCGAAACCATCTCGGCAATGGTCGCCGCTCTCATTCTTCACGGAAACTATGTCGCCATCCTCGGCGAACTTGGACCGACTGGATACCCCGAATCCATCTATCCAGTCTCACCCGAGCGCGTCATGATCCACAAGATCAACGGCAACAAAGTGTTCACGATCGACCAAGTTGACTACCAATCGTCCGAGATCTTCCACGTCAAAGGCTTCTCCATGCCGGGCGACGTCGCCGGTATCGGAATCATCGCCGCCCAACGCCAAGGCATCGCCGCCGCGGTCGCGGTCATGGAATACGCCGCCCGATACTTCGACGGCGGAACTATGCCGTCTTATGTCATCAAATCAGCGAACCCCGACCTCACCGAGGACGAAGCCGATCTTCTAAAATTGAAATGGATGGAGCATTACTCAGGCCGCTCACGCCGTCCCGCCGTCATGAACTCGACCACCACCGTCGAACCGTTGACCGCCAACGCGTCAGACTCTCAACTTGTCGAGGCACGAAACCAAGCGATCGCCGACGCCGCCAACATTGTCGGGATCCCCGGCAACTTCATCGGAGCGCCCAACACTTCGCGGACCTACACAAACACCGAACTCCAAGGGATCGAGTACATCAAGACATCCCTCGCGCCGCTCACGGCCCGCATCGAGGCAACATTCACCGACTACATCCCACGAGGCCAGACCGCCGAATTCTCATTCGACTCTCTGCTCCGCGTCGACACACTCACCCGATACCAAGCCCACAAACTCGCCCTCGACTCTGGCTTCCTAACAGTTGACGAAGTCCGAAACCTCGAAAACCGAGAGCCATACAACACCCCGACCGACATGGAGGAAATG